AGCACTGGTGGCAATGGTGGTGGCGGCAACGGCGGTTCATTTGGTTCGGGCACATTTGGAACCGCTGGAACGGCAAACCGAGGTGGTGGCGGTGGTGGCGGATGGAACACATCCGGTGCTGGAGGGTCTGGCATTGTCATCATCAAGTACATCCCTTAAGGAGATTTGAATGGCTCACTTTGCTGAACTTGACGAGCACGACAATGTATTGCGAGTCATTGTGGTTGCTGACGCAGACACATCTGATGTTGACGGCAACGAGATTGAAAGCATTGGAGTTGCTTTTTGCCAGCGACTGTTTGGTGCAAACACACGCTGGGCAAAGACCAGCTACAACGGCAACATCCGCAAGCACTACGCCGGGGTCGGATTCACCTACAACTCAACGCTGGATGCGTTTGTTCCGCCACAGCCATTCCCAAGCTGGACGTTGGATGAAGCAACCTGTCAATGGCAACCGCCGACGCCCATGCCGAATGACGGCAAGCTGTATCAGTGGGACGAAGCAAAAACTTCTTGGACTGAAGTAGTTCCTGCCTAACCTGTGAGGGAGAAATGCCTACCACCTATGCGTGGCAAGTGTTGAATCTGGACGTCTACTGCCAAGTAGGCGAGCTTCAAGATGTTGTCTATGCAGTGGACTGGAGGCGAGTAGCCGACGACAGCAACGGCCATGCTGGCGTGGTCGCCGGTCGAACCGGACTGGGGAGCCCGGATGTGAACAACTTCACGCCGTTTCCAAACCTAACCGAGGCGCAAGTCGAAGGGTGGGTTGAGGAACGGATTGGGGTCGCTGGTCTGGCGGAACTGACCGCCACCCTCGACCAACAGATTGCGGAACAGATTGCACCGACCGTGGAGCACTTAGCGCCGCCCTGGATATAGCAGTATTGGAAGTGACGACAAGACCCGCTTTGGCGGGTTTTTTGTTTTCAGGAGTAGGAAATGACAGAGGAAGTACACCTTGCCAAAAGCGACAACGAGCATCTTGACCGTCGATTCGACGAGGTGATTTCGGAGCTCAAGAAGATCAATGGTGCGTTTGCGACCAACCCCGACGGTAGCACTGACTTCGATGGGCATCGACGCTTCCACGAGGAAAAGCTACGCGCCGCCAAAGCTGAGGCGGAGTTCTGGGCGGAGCTCAAGATGGAGATTGCAAAGAAGGGCATCTGGTCGCTCCTTGTGATTGTTTCCGGCCTAGTGGTCGTCGGGATCTCGGCCAAGCTGGGTCTCGCCACCATCAAGTGAGGTGAGCCATTGATCCGATCAGTCTCTTGCTCATGGCGCAGAGCACCGTCGCGGCTATCCGCAAAGGGTGCGAGCTCCTTAACGAGGGCAAGGCAGAGATTGGCAAGATCAAGAAGGCTGTTGCCGACGCTCAAGCCATTGTCAGCGAGGCCAAGGGCATCTGGCAGATGGTGCTGGGGTTCTTCCGCAAGCCCAAGCCTCCCGCCGTTTCACCCGTCGCGGCCCCCGAGCCAGCGACAGCCAAGCCCGTCGCCAAGAAGAAAGCCGAGCCCGAGCCTGAACTGAGCTACGAGGAATACCAGACCCGCGCCATCCACGAGGTCTGCGAGCAACTCAAGAAGTTCTTCGAGATCCGCAGGAAGCTGAAAGAGCACTGCCACGACCTCGAGGAGATCTCCAAGACGACAGACAAGGTCGAGGACAGCGCCATCGACCGAGTCCAGATCGAAATGCAACTGGAGAACATGACCACCCAGATTCGGGAGGCGATGGTCTACGCGCCCAAGGAGCTCCGCGACATCTACTCACGTTTCCTCAAGATGTACGACCAGATCCTTGAGGAGCAGGAATTCGCCAGACAGGTGAAGCGGAAGCTGGAAAGGGACAGGAAGTGGCAACGAGAGCAAATCCGCAATCATCGTATCGACCGAACACTGGCAGTTCTTTGGGTGGTTCTCGTTCTGGCGTGGACGTGGAATCTGATGCTGTTGTTCGCATGGCTCGTGAAGACACTCGCTGGTTCGCAGTAGCCGTTGTCATTCTCTCCCTCGTTCTGTTCCTCGCGTTACCCCTCGCCGCGCTGGTTGCCATTGAGGCTCGCAAGACGCAAGCAGAAGTCCGTTCCGAGCTCAGGGAGCTTCGGAGTCTCAAGAAGGAAATCAAGGAAGCCAATGCGAAGAAAACTGCTGATTCTGAGTAGCGTCCTGCTTGCCCTCGTGGCTTGTGAGGATCGCTACCGATACCCGTGCCAGAACCCGGACAACTTCAAGAAAGAAGAGTGTCAGCGTCCTAAGTGCCTATTCACCCAGCAATGCTCCGACTACCTAGTCGCCCCGATATTGGAGAAGCCAGTTGTTCAACAGCAGTCCCAACCAGCACAGCCAGAGCCAAAGGCTTCTGACAGCCGAGGAAATTGAGGTTCGCGTCTGGGCCACAGTCGTCATTGTGGTGACGCTGATCCTGTCCGGCATCGTGTTCTTCATGCTCTACAGCGTGACCTTCGTGACCCAGCCGATCAAGTCGATGGCTCCCATCGACCAGGCTTACACGAAGATGCTGAACGACATTGTTCTGTTGATCGTCGGCGGCATCGGGGGCGTCATGTCCAAGAAGGGCGTCACCAACCTGTCCGAGAAGATCGCGGCCAACCAGCCGCCGCCTCCGCCGCCTCCGGTGGTGTGCGCCCCGACGCAGACCGCATCACCGTCGGTCACGCAGAACTCCATGCCCAACTTCAACTGGATGGGCATCACCAATCCGGATCTCGACGAGAACTGGAGACCGCCACCCCCGCCGTCGACTCCCCCGGATCACATCCCGCCCGAGCGCGATGAGATCGCGATGGAGCGGGCGCTACTGAAGGCATCGACATGATCTGGCTCAGTCTGATTTCCAACCCTTGGGTCATCCGGATCGTGGTGGTTGTGGTTGCCGTGATCGGCTTGTACGGCTACGGCCACCACAAGGGATGGACAGCCCGAGACGCAGAAATGCAAGCCGCGATTGCCGAGGCCAACGAGAAGGCCAGGGCAACAGAACAGAAACTCACCGAACAGATCGGCGAACAGTCCAACAAACTGAAGGAGGCAAACGATGCAGTCACTGAAAAGCAGTCTGCTCTTGATCGGGCTATCCGTGCTGGCAGGGTGCGCCTCCCAACCAGCAGTTGTGTATCAACCGCCCAAGGTGCCGCCGCTCCCAGCGGACATCGGTACGAAACGGGAAGTCAATCTGACCGAGCGGCTGACCAACCTTCTGATGCCGAGCGAGCAACCCTCGCCGCAATCGCAGAAATCGTCGCCCAAGGGGACAGAAACACCGCGCAACTGAATGCGTGCATCGACGCCTACAACGCAGTAAGGGAACAGATCAATGGTCAACGCTAGTCAACTGGCACAGCTACACATCGGGCCGGAATGGGTTGATCCCCTCAACGAAACATTCGAACGGTTCAACATCCGCACCCTCAACCAACAGGCCATGTTCATTGGGCAATGCGGTCACGAGTCAGCGAAGTTCCGAGTCCTCGAGGAGAACCTGAACTACCGCGCCGAGACGCTCATGCGGATCTGGCCGAAGCGATTCCCCACCCGCGAGATCGCCGACCAGTACGCCAAGAATCCGAAGAAGATCGCCAACATGGTGTACGCCAATCGTATGGGAAACCGAGACGAGGCGTCAGGCGATGGTTTTCGTTTTCGCGGCAGGGGTGCCGTCCAGTTGACCGGCCATGCGAACTACTTCCACGCCTCGAAGGCGCTCGGCGAAGACTTCGTGATGAACCCGGATCTGGTGGCGACACCCAGGTACGCCGCACTCACGGCTGGCTGGTTCTGGGAAACCCACAAACTTAATGCGCCAGCAGATTCGTGGGATTTTCTGCGCTGTACGAAGATAATCAACGGCGGAACCATCGGGCTCGAAGAGCGCAAGAAAGAAGGCGAGGCGGCTCTGGCCGCTTTGCGAAGCTGAACTACTGGCAGGACTGAAATGACCGCAATCGTCGTCAAAGCATTCAATGGGCTCAAGCCGATTACCGCCCCACGTCTGTTGGATCAGGGCGATGCCCAGGTCGCGGACAACGTGCGCCTAGTCTCTGGCTCCCTGACGCCGCTCAAGGGGCTCACCACGCTCAAGGCCACCACGCTGAACCCGCCGACGACGATCTTCCGCTACGGCACCAGCAACACCGAGACCGACTACTGGCTGGAGTTCTCGACCGACACGGACATCATGCGGTCGCCCATCGCCCAGGATCAGTGGAACCGCTTGTACTGGACTGCGCCTAACGCTCGCCCGCGCTACGCCACAAGCGACATGATCCTAGGGAATACCCTACCGTACCCCACCAATTCGTACGAGCTCGGGATTCCCAATCCGGGCGCCGCTCCGACGATCACCAACTTCAGTCCTGCGCCGTCTGGTAGCACTCCCGAGACCCGCACATACGTCTTCACGTTCGTGTCGGCCTACGGCGAGGAGGGCCCGCCTTCTGCGGCCTCCGCCTTGCAGTCTGTTGACCCCGCCCAGCCGGTGACGATCACGGTTCCTGGCGGCGCTCCTGCGGGCTCCTACAACATCACCCTCAAGCGGATCTACCGCTCGAGCACGGTCGGCTCCCGCGCCCAGTTCCAGTTCGTGGCCGAGATCCCGGTGGCGACCACCAGCTACGTGGACAGCATCACCCAAGCCAACCTCGGCGAGACGCTTCAGACGGACACCTGGATCGCTCCTCCGGTGGGGCTCAAGGGTCTGCGCCTCATGGCAAACGGCGCGGCTGTCGGCTTTGTAGGGAAAACCCTGTACTTCTCCGAGCCGAACCTCCCGCACGCATGGCCTCACCAGTACCCGGTGGACGAGGAGATCGTCGGCATCGCAACCTACGGACAGACTGTTGCAGTCCTAACGACTGGCTACCCCTATCTGTTCCAGGGCATCGACCCGGCGGCAATGGCTTCGACGAAGCTGTTGATCCCGCAGTCCTGCTCGAGCAAGACATCCATCGTCGAGACCGGTGACGGGGCGATCTTCGCTTCGCCGGACGGGCTGACCTCGATTGGCTCGACGACCGGGGTCATCACCCAGAACCTGTTTAGCCGGGATCAGTGGCAAGCCTACAACCCGAGCTCGATGAAGTGCTACGTCTACAACGGTCGCGTCGTGATCCTCTACACGACCACCGGCAACGTGAACGGCATCCTGGTGCTGGACATCAGCGGGCAGGGCGCGACCCTGACGACCAGCAACGTCAACACCGCCGCCGCCATGTCTTGTGGGTACTACGACCCCAGAAGCGACACGCTGTATCTGGCGCAAGGCCAAGCCATCAAGCGGTTCGACAGCGGCGACAACCTGTCCATGACCTGGAAGAGCAAGCAGTTCCGGGTCGGCTACCCCATGAACTTCTCGGTCGCCCAGGTCAGGGCGGCGGCATACCCGGTCACGTTCAAGTTGTACTCCGGTGGGCAACTGCGTCACACGCAGACGGTCACGAGCAACTCGCAATTTCGACTGCCGTCCGGCTATCGCGACATTAACTGGGAGTTTCAGATCGAGGGCACGAATGAGGTGTCTGAAGTTGTTGTGGCCCAGAGCTCTGACGAATTGAAGGCAGTATGACCCGCGAAACCCTAGTCCCCGCCATTCCCGAGATCCGGGACGACAACATCAAGGAGGTGTTGTCTGCCATCAAGGCGACCCTCCAGGTGCGCGAGGGCAACATTGGCGACCCTCTGGATCAGGCGGCAACGCTTCGGGATCTGGTCGCCCTGAATGTGGCAGACCCGGACACGGTCACGACCAACAACGCCGGGAACCAGCTACCGGTGGGCCCCATCGTCCCGCTCCCAAGCGACGGCTACATCCCGGAGAAGGACTTCACGACTCCGCCCGCGCCGACGGGATTCGTGGCAACAGGCGGCTTCTCGAACTGTTATCTGTCCTGGACTGGGGCGAATTACCGCAACCACGCCTACACCGAGATCTGGCGCTCGCAGACCAACAACGTCAACACGGCAGTCCGGGTGGGCACGACGGTCTCCAACGTCTACGCCGACGCCGCCGTCATCAACACGACCTACTACTACTGGATTCGGTTCGTCTCGGTAGCCAACGTCACCGGCCCGTGGAACAACACGACGGGCACTGCCGCCACGACAGCGGTGGATGTGAGCTCGGCCTACGACGCAATCTTCAACGCCACGGTCGCGAACGGGAACTACAACTCTGGCGTCCCGTTCATCTACCTGAGCTCGCCGCTGACGATTGGCGGGATCACGTACCCCGCTGGTACGTGGATCAAGGACAGCTTCATTGCCAACGCCACGATCTCGAGCGCCAAGATCCAAAGTCTGGTGGCCGACAAGATCACGACCGGAACCCTGAGCGCGTCCATCGGGATCAGCACTGGCTACATCGCTGGCGGCATCACCCCCGGCATCTACCCCCCTGGACACCAGTTCTTCGGGACTGGCTTCTTCCTGGGCAACTACAACGGTACGCAACAGTTCTACATCGGATCGTCGACCAACAATCTGTTGTGGAACGGCACCGACCTCCAGGTCAAGGGGATCATCTACGCCAACGCCGGAGCCATCGGCACGAACATCCTGGACGCAAACGGGCTTCGCTCGAGCAACTTCGCGGCGAACTCGGCTGGCTGGAGACTCCAGAACAGCGGTTCCGCTGAGTTCAACGACGTCTACCTTCGAGGTCAACTGACCGCTGGCGCAAGCACGGGGTACGCCTACAACCCAAACGGGCAGTGGGGTCTGTACATCGGCCCATCCGGGTTCTTGATGGGCAACGCTTTTGCTGGTCGCTACTTCAGTATCGACGGAAGCGGGAACGTGTATGCGCCTGGGTTCCAGATTGTCAACGGCTCGGCGACTTTCAGCGGGAATGTCAGCGCCAACACGCTGTCGACAAACTCCGGTCGATTCACTGCGTACGCCGACGGCTCTGTGGTTGCGGACTTGGTCGACATTCGTCGCCGCTTGGTGCTGGAGACTGGAGCTCTTGACCCGGCGGAATTTGTGATTGGGACAGACGGCAACGGGAACTACTACGGAGCCGGAACGGTGTTCATTGGAGAGATCTATCAGATCGTCTTCACCAACATCTACGACTCAAACACCCAGAACACCTACGCCAACCAGCCGTATTACGTTTCGGCGTATTTCACCGGCAGTCAGTTCCGCAACTACAGCGGTGGCACAACAGAATTTAACCTCAAGCTCACCGCCAGCGTTGAGCCTGTTCGCACCTACTCCAACACGGGGTCTGGTGGAAACGACTATCGCTTGGCGCTCACCTTCAAGTACGAAATCAAGTTGGTATCCGGCACCTTTAACTCGTTCCGACTCCCGACTGCTTCATGGACGCTTTACAAGCTGTAAACCCGATGTATGCAAAGATTGACCCTAATGGATTCTTCGATGGCTATATCGCGAAAGCGGCGGTCAACGAGCACAACCAGCACCTTGTCGTAGAGGCCGAGCTCCCCGAGGTATTGCTCCAGCCTCTGCAAAGCTGGCGCTGGCAAAACAACCAGTGGACGGCGGCAACAGACCATCGCGGCCACTCCTGGTACAACCCGGACAACACCGACGAGGTGTTCGAGGCCAAGAAGTTTGACGATGTCCCGCCGCAAGGCTGGACGTGGTGGCAACCTGGTCAGACCCCGGTCATCACCCCGGCAGAGGCGCTCCGCAAGAAGTGGGCGGCAGTCCGCGCCAAGCGCGACAAGTTGCTGGCCGAAAGCGACTGGGTTGCGATCCGTGCCGCAGACCAGGGAACGCCAGTTCCGAAGGCGTGGAAGGATTACCGTCAGGCGTTGCGCGACATCACGCAACAGACAACAGATCCCGACCAGATCGTGTGGCCTGTGAAGCCTTCCGCCTAACCACAACTGCATCCAATTTGCCCTTGTTTTGCACTGTTCGTCGATAAAATCGGCGACATCGAAACGAAGGGCAACGATGCTGAAAGTACGACGCGCAACAGAAGACGATCACCTCGATCTCTTCAAGCTCGCGGTGCAGATGCACCGTGAGACCGACTTTCAGCATTTCACTCTAAATCCAGAGAAGCTGTTCAATAGCATCGGCAACTGGATTCACCACGAGAGCGGGATCTGCCTCGTGGCAATCAAAGACAACACGCTGGTTGGCATGATGTTCGGAACGATCATGCCGACTTGGTTCAGCGACGATCTTGTCGCTCGAGAAGATCTTCTCTTTGTTCGCCCGGATCACCGTGGTGGACGCACTGCCTACATCCTCGTTCGCTCCTTCATGGAAGCGGTAAAGGGTGCTGGCATCAAGCACGTACAGACAGGTGTTTCGACAGGTTCAGGCCAGGGTGCGGAACGACTGTACCGGCATTTTGGAATGACCTACATGGGTGGCAACTTCGTCGCCCATTTTTGAAGGAGTAGCTTATGTGTGGCAAAGGTGGTGGTGGAGCTCCGGCTCCAGATCCGTTGATCGGACAAGCGGCAAAGCTGAACGCTGAGACTGCCGCCCAAGCTCTGACTTGGTACAAGGACGTTTACACCAACGAACTGTTGCCGATGCAACGCGAGCAACAGGACATGACTCGCACGTTGGTGGATCGGTACCTCGCCAACATGGAGAAGCAACAGCAGTTCGCTGAGGAGCAGAACGCTTACTACGAGAAGACGTTCAAGCCCATCGAAGAGCGCATGGCGAAGGACGCGATGGAGTACGACTCCGAGGGCAACATTCAGCGCCGCTCCGGTATCGCCTCCGCCAACGTCGCACAACAGTTCTCCAACGCCCAGCAAGAGACCGCACGCAATCTGTCGCGCTACGGCCTGAACCCCAACAGTTCAGCCTTCGCCGCCACCAACGAGCGGCTGATGCGCGAGTCGGCGCTTGGTCGTGCTGGTGCGGCAACGGGTGCCGCATTCGACACGATGGACAGGGGCATCGCCCTGCGTGCCGGTGCCGCCAACTTCGGTCGCAATATGCCGAACACGGCATCCAACTTCTACAGCAACGCGAATGCGTCTGGAGCCAACGCTACCAACGCTTCCGCGACCAACATGAACTCGGCGATTCAAGCCGGTAACTTTGCTGGGCAAGGATTCAACACCGCAATTCAGGGCAACAACTCCGCTGGCAACCTCATGCTCGGCGAGTATAACGCTCGGATGCAGGGCTACCAAGCAGACCAGCAAGCCAATGCTGGTATGTGGGGCGGCGTCGGGACACTCGCTGGCTTGGGCATCAAAGCCTACGCCAGCAACCCTGCGGCCTTCGCCGGTCTGGCGGATGGCGGCACAGTCCACGAGGGGCACGGCGCGGTGCGCGGCCCAGGTGGCCCGGTCGACGACAAGATCCCGGCAATGCTCTCCAACGGCGAGTACGTGGTTCCCGCCGATGTGGTGCGTGCCAAGGGACTCGAGTTCTTCGAGAAGCTCAAAGACAAGTACCACACCCCGGCGGCTATCCAGCGTCGTCAAGCGATTCAGAGAGGTTAATCATGGCAACAAGCGCAATCGGCGGATTTGCCGCTGGACTCGCTGGCGGGCTCAAGCTGGGCCAGGAATTGAATGAGTCGGAACAGCGCCGCAAGCTCGCGCTCGAGCAAGCGGAGCGAGACAAGACTCGCTTCGAGTTCGAGAAGGAAGAGGCCGAGGACAAGTCGTCTCGCCGTAAGAAAGTGAAAGCGGCAGAAGACGAGCTCGACAAGATCGACGGTCTTTTGACCAGCGGACAGATTCCGCTGGAACAGCAACCAGCCGCACCAACAACCGCGATTGCCGCTCCTCCTGTTGAGCCACAGCCGATGGTGGAGTCCGGTGCTATCCCGACCCCGGCTCCTGCGCCCACGCCTCGTGCCGCGATTACGCCTCCAGGTGCAACTCCCGCTCCGGCTCAACAGCCGCAACAGAATCCGTTCCTGACTGGCGCAGAGGGTAAGTACAAAGACCCGAACATGGCTATCGACAAGTACTACGACATGAAGGAGGCGGCGCTCACAAAGCTGTTCCGCGCTCGTGGCGAGTACGACAAGGCCGAGCAAGTGCCCGAAATGATGCGCCAACTCAAAGAGAACAAGTGGACGCAGAAGGTAGGTGCATCGCTCGCCGCAATGGCTGGTAACGCACCTGGAGCACGCGATGCTTTTGGCCGCGTCTACGGTATGTTCGCCGACGGATACGAGCTCGACCCCACGAAGGGCAAGTTCGAAGAGGGCAAGGGCTGGGTTGGTCTTGAGCGCGTCAGCGCAGATGGCAAGCGCGAGACGTTTAACCTGTCTCCCGAGCAAGCCATGATGCTTGCCTCGAAGTACAAGAAGCCCGACGAGGTCATCAAGTTCCTACTGGATCGTGGCGACAAGGCTCGCCAAGAGAAGCGCGAGGACACCAAGGTCGAGAACGACACTACCCGCGCCAAAGCCGCCGCCGCAGAAGTCGAGATCAAGCGTCCTTACTACCAAGCCTACGCCGGGGCATTGGAGCGCCGTGGCCGGGACGAGGCCAACGCCCAGCAACAGCGTGCCAGCGTCGAAGCCGCCGCCCGGATGTTCCCGCTTGCGAACAAGGAGTTCAAGCCCGAGGAGCTAATGCTCGATCAGGATCGCGGCAAGGCTCGGCTTGAGAAGAAAGCGGCAGACGAGCGGATGTACAACAAGACGCTCGATCTCGCCGGACTCAACCCCAAGGTGGACATCCGAACGCTGGCGCAACTTGCCCGTCAAGGGAAGGTTGACGCACAGGAGGATGCGGACGGTCGTGTCTTCACGATGGTCGGCAAGACGAAGGTATTTCTGAATTAAGCAGGACAAGCCATGCAACCCACGCTTCGACTGGGCCGAGTCCCAGACCCACTGGATAATGACATCGAAGACGATCCCGCTGGTCTGTTCAAGTCCAGTGGCGAAGCGTATCGACAAGACGTCGTTCCCCTGTCCCGAGGGGAACAGGTTGCATCGGCTGAGTCTGTTCAACCGTCTGCCGCTCCCAAGGGCGGCAAGTTCTCGTTCGACCTGTACGGCGGGATGGATCAGCCCCGCGCACAGCCCGCACCCAAAGCCGAGCCTCGTGCTGGCAAGTTCCAGTTCGACCTGTACGGAAACGAACCCAAGCCAGAAGCCGAAGCGCCCGCACCCAAGGAGCCGGGTCTCGACATCAGCGGAGGTTTGAAGAAGGGCTTCAAGGGACTGGCGGTCACTTGGGACTTCCTCGCCAACAAGCTCGAGAAGGCTGTCACCGGAAGCGACGAAGACACCGGACAGATTCTGGCCAAGAGCGCCGACGAGTACCGTCGCCTGGAGTCCGATCCCCGAATCGCCGAGCTCGTGAGGAAGGGCGATGCCGCCCCTGACACGATGTCTGCGGTCACGGATATGTTGGGCTACGCCGTTCGTAACCCGACCATGATCGCCAACTTCCTGGCCGAACAGGTTCCGGGCATGACGGTTGGTGGCGGTATTGGCGCGGTGGCTACTGCACCCGTGAAGGCGGCGGCAGTTGGTGCGGCCACACGTCTCGGCGCAAGCGCGGGAGTGCAGACAGCGGTGGGTGCTGGCGCTACCGGCGCTGGCATCAACACTGGTGCGGTGGTGTTCCAGTCGCTGGGCTCCAACTACGTCGAGGGTCTGAGCAAGTACAAAGGAGACACAGAAGCGGCCTCCGAGTACGCCGTCACCAAGACCGCCGCCGAAGTCCCGGCCAACGCTATCGCTGGCGCGTTCCTTGGCCTCAACCCGTTTGCATCCAAGCTGGCGAATGTCGGCACTCAGGCTGTGATCCAAGGCGCTGGCGGTGCCGCTGGCGCGTACCAAGCCGCAACCGCAGTGGGCGAGGAAGCCAGCCGTGGCGAAATGATCCTCGAGTTCTTGGGCGAAGCGTTCTCCGCCCCGGTGGACATCATGGTCGAGAAGTTCGGTGCCAAGGGCCAGGACATCGACAAGACCATCGAGAAGAAGATGGAGAAGCCCACCGAACGCGAGGAGATCTACCAAGCCCTCGTGGCGGATGAGCGCGTGGCCGAGGCCATGAACAAGGCTGGCATCACCGGGCCCGACGATCCTGCATTTGACGGTGCTGTTGCGTCGTTCCTTGGAGCTCGTCGCAAGGCGGAGGAGATCGCGGCAGTCCAGCCGATCTCGGATGAAGAGCGTGCCCAGCGCACCAAAGAGCGCGGCGAAGATGTGCAAGCCGCATTCGGCGACACCGCCAGCACAGGGGTGGGCGTCGGCACAGACACCAACGCTGAGGGACAGGGCGTCATCAAGCGTGAATCTGTTCGGGTCACAGACCAGGGGCTTGAGCCAGTCGGCGACAGATTCGAACCTGTTGTCCTGCCGGAGTCCCAGACGGGCAACCAGGCCCGGACGACAGCCATCGCACCCGAAGACATCGTCGCTCGCCAAGAGGGCTTCGAAGTTCTGCCCGCCTTCACGGTCGATGGTCGCAAGGTGGGCAACTCGTTTGTCTCCGAGAAGTCTGCCGAGACCTTTTTATTTGGCCCCGTCAACAAGGAAACTGGTAAGCGCGAGGGCGGTTACGCAAGTTCTGTTGAGGGGATGGAGTTCCAGATCCGTCGTGGCAAGCGAGCCAAGTCGGCGGGTGGCGGCACGTTCTTCTTCATCGAAGGCCGCGAGAAGCAGAACTCCGCTGGGTTCGTGTCCGAGCCCGCACCGCAGTTGCAAGCGCAGATCGACGCCGTGCGCGACGGTCGCAAGAAGGCCGCAGTGCTGGGCACTGAGGATCTTTCCAAGGTCAAGACCGATGGCCTGACCACCTTCGAGGTGAAGGGCGAGGACGGCAAGACCGCCGTCGTCGTGGTCAAGGACAAGAAGCTGGTCAACAAGACCCGTACACGCGCCAAGAAGGTTGGCCTCAAGCAAGCGATGGGTGAGGTGCTCGAGTACGCCGAGCCGACCGTCACCACCGAGGCCAAGGGCGACGAGGTCGTCGTCCAACAGACCGACAACAAGACCGGCGAAATCATCAAGGAAGAGGCTGTCTCTCCCGAGAACGTCGCCAACGTCACGCCTGTCCCCGACACCACCACCAAGGTGACGACTGTCGAGGATGCCAAAGCGCAACGCGCAGAAGGAGAAGCCGATGCCACTCAAGCCGGGGAACAGCCGCAAGGTAATCAGCCAGAACGTCAAGGAACTGGTGGACGACTGGAAGAAGGACGGGACAATCGGAAACAGCAAGCCAAAGAGCAAGAAGCTGGCGGTGAAGCAAGCCGTGGCAATCGCCCTGACGAAGGCAAAGGCGAAGAAGCTCCGAAGCAAACCGTAGAGCAGAAGCTCAAGGCCAAGCAGAAGGCCAAGAAGGAGCCCAAGCCGGAGAAGCCCAAGGCCGAGAAGCCGGAGCCCAAGCGCACCGACGGTCGCTCTGAAGCGCAGATCGAGGAAGACGCTGTCTTCACATGGGAAGACAACGACGACGGCAAGGTCGCCCACATCCCGTTCTTCAAGCTACCGAAGGACGTGCAGAACGAGTGGATCGAGGCCACCGCACCCGAAAACGGTGACAAGCCCTACGCCACTGCCGAGCTCCACGACCAGATCGTCCAGCGGGTGCTGAACAACGCCCGTAAGGAACGCGCCAACGCCAAGGCGGCAGAGAACCGCAAGAAGGCCGAGCAGGATCAGGTGTTCCGTGTCGTTCCCGCTGGCAAGGGAATGACGGTTGACGCCGTCACCAAGATCTTCGACAAGCTGGTCGAGAACTGGGCAAAGATTCCGGACGTTGTAATCGTCCAGTCAGAGAGCGGTCTGCCCGAGTCCATTCAGGAAGAGATCCGCAAGCAGGACATCAGCGGCAAAGTCCCAGGTGTCTACAACGGCGGCAAGGTCTACCTCGTTGCCGACAACCTTCCCAATGCCAAGGAGGTGATCCTTACCGTCGCTCACGAGGTAACAGGTCACTTCGGTCTGCGCCGTCTGTTGGGCAAAGCCTACGAGCAGACGATGTTCGACATCTACAACGGCAACAAGAGCGTTCGCGCTCGTGCCGATGACATGATGGTCAAGGAGGGTCTGTCCAAAGAGCACGCCGTCGAAGAGGTGCTGGCAGACATGGCGGAAGAGGGCGTTACTGCGGAAAACCGCAACGCCCTGCAACGCATCTTCGCCCTGGTTCGCAAGATGCTCCGCAAGATCGGCATCAGCTTCGTCACCGACAGCGACGTTCGACAGATTGTTGCCAATGCCCGCCGCTACGTCATCGAGGGCGACCTCGAGGCTGGCATCGGCGAGGCGGCGCTCGACGCTCCACGCATGAAGGCCGGTGCTTCCACGTTCTACTCCGCGATGGAGCGTGCGGTGCGTGGCGCAAAGCAGAACTCCGCGCCAGCCACAGACTGGAAGTCGATCATCAAGAGTCTTCCGAACGTCAAGCCTGACGAGATTGCATGGACTGGCGTCAACGAATGGCTCGACCTCAAGGGCAAGGAAAAGGTCAGCAAGGAGGAATTGCTGACGTTCATCGCTGGCAACAGGGTTCACATCAACGACGTTCTGTTGACCAGCTACAAGCAAGACGTGAAGGATCTGCTTCCCTCGGACATGGTGCTCGAGCCATCCGAGGACGACGTGCGCGAGTTCGTTCGTGAGCGCGTCGAGCAAATGGATTGGGATGGCGTCTACCAAGAACTTGGAGAAGAGGCTCCGTTCGTCGATGAAATGGACATCGCCGAGTTGCGCGCCTGGATTGCCGAGAACATCGGCTGGCAGAACTACCTGCACCAGCACCGCCGACTCATGGAGCGTTTCCAGCGCGGGCGCGTTGCCAAGCTCAACAAGCCCAAGCACGGCGACGGAAGCCTTGTCCTGCCCGGTGGCAAGAACTATTCGGAGATCGTCCTATTCGATCCCTCTACGCCCTCGTACAAGCAACACGACGACATCCACTTCGGGGACGTCACGCAAGGTCGAGCCATTGGCTGGTTGCGAGTCAACGAGCGGAGTGATGCCGACGGCAATTCCGTTCTGTTCATCGAGGAGCTCCAGAGCCAGCGAGGCCAAGACCTCCGCAAAGGCAAAGTCGTTCAGGCCAACCGTGAGAAGGCCGAAAAGCTCATGCAGGAGTACAACTCCTTGCTGAGTCAGTACATGGACGTCGCCGAGTCTGAGCGTCCCGCCATGCTTGAGAAGATGGAAGACCTCAAGCGTGAGCACCAGAAGCTGAAGTCCAAGGACACAGACGCCTACGACAATGTGCCGGATGCTCCGTTCGTCAAGAAGACGGAAGCATGGACGGCTCTGTTGCTGAAGCGTGCGATTGCCTACGCCGTAGAGCGCGGGATTGACCGCATTGCCTGGACGACCGGCGAGCAACAGAACGAGCGGTATGGATTCGCTGGCGACCAGCTTGCCTACACGCTGGACAAGAAGACTGGCCTGTACACCATCACCGTCATGCGCGATGGCCGCAACGTCCGCACGGTCGATGACATCAAGAGTGGCGACTTGGCGGAGTACGTTGGCGACAAAGCCGCCGAGTACATCACCGACGAGAAGAACACCCTTGTCGAGAATGAGCTCGGGACTTCTGGCGTCATCGAGGGCGAGAACCTGCAACTGTTCACCGCCAACCTTGGCCCTTACTACAACAGCAAGGTTCCGTCTGTTGCTAAGGAGGTCATTGGCAAGGACGGCAAGGTCGAGGTGATGGAGATCGAGGGCACAGGCAAGCAACTGGGCTTCGTGATCCCCGAGTCTCTCCAGCAAAAGGTTGCCGAGGACGGGCTCCCCCTGTTCCGCCGCAAGGACTTCGAGTCCCAGTACGACGATCTGTCGCCTAAGGCCAAGGCCATTGCTCTTGCCAAGGGCCACTACTCGCCGCCCGGTATCAAGGATCGACTCGATGCACTGCGCCCGATCTACCGTGGCTACCTCGTGCAGGGATTGTTCGACAAGTACCAGTCGATCAAGAAGCTGGGCGACGAGCTCTACATGAAGGCTCGCCTCTCCAACGGCAAACAGGACGGCGCTCTGTCTGTTCTGTTGCACTTCGGCCAGGTCTTCGACGACGGCGGTGCGCTCAACCTCAAGAAGAACACCAAGGGTCTGATCGAGGTCATGCAACCGCTGGGCAAGGAGGTTGACCGCTTCCTCCTGTGGATGGCGGCGAACCGCGCCGAGAAGCTCAAGGCGCAGGATCGTGAGCGGTTCTTCACCGACGAGGAGATCAGAGAGCTCAAGCGGATGAACCTCGGCACGATGGAAAATGGCAAGTCCCGTGTTGCCACCTACCTCAAGGTGCAACAGGACATGAACGCCATCAACAAGTCGGTGCTCGACATCGCCTTGCAGAAGGGGCTCATCAGCCAGGACGCCTACAACAGATTCACCCAGGACATCTGGTACGTCCCGTTCTACCGGAACATGGAGGACAACGTCCGCGACGGCATGGCGGCGGCACAGATCTCCGCCAAGATGACCGGCCAACAGTTCAGCAACAAGCTCAAGGGCTCGAGCCGTCCGCTCAACGATCTGCTGGACAACGTGCTCCTGAACTGGTCGCACATCCTGTCGGCGTCCATGAAGAACGGCGCGGCCACCGAGATCCTGGCCGAGGCCGAGAAGATGCAGATCGCCGAGCGCATCAAGCCCGGACAGCCCGTGCCGAAGGGTGCGGTCAAGGTCATGGAGAAGGGGCAGGAGGTTCACTACACGGTGAGCGACCCGCTCTTGCTCGACACCCTGACGATGGTCTCGACCATGCAACACAGCGGCCTGTTCACCCGAGCCGCCGCGAAGCTCAAGACCATCTTCACGCAGGGCGTGGCGCTGAACCCGACGTTCAAGATCAACGTGCTGGTGGCCGACGCAATCCAGTCGCTCGCCGTTTCCGACATCAAGCGCAACCCCCTGACCAACGTCTTCGAGGGCATCCGCCTCTACAAGGACAAGCGTGCCGAGGCTCTGGCTGGTGGCGGTCTGTTCGTGGCCGGTGCCGCCAACGACGGGGAGCAGTCGGCCAACATCCGCCGTCTGGCTCGCGAGGCGCAGACCACCAACGTCTTCGTCGCCGACAAGCATGGTCTGAAGGACGCCTTGCTCAAGGTCTATGACAAGTACGAGCGTGCGTCCGAGGCGCTGGAAAACTCCAGCCGCCTGTCGCTCTACACCCAGATGCGCGAGAAAGGTCTGTCCCACATGGAAGCCACGTTCCTGGCGAAGGACTTGCAGGACTACTCCCTGCATGGCTCGTTCGCCGCGATCCAGTGGCTGTCTCAGGTGGTGCCGTACTTCAACGCCCGGATGCAGGGTCTTTACAAGCTGGGTCGTGGCGGTTCGGAAGATCCCCGCCGCTTCGGTCTGGTTCTGTTGGGCGTCACTGCCGCCTCGCTGGCGCTGTACCTCGGCCAGATGGACGACGAGGACTGGCGCAAGCGTGAGGACTGGGATCGTGACACCTACTGGTGGTACAAGATTCCGGGCACGGAGACCGCCGTCCGCATCCGCAAGCCGTTCGAACTGGGCGCGATCTCCTCGATCATCGAGCGCCTGACCGAGCAGATGGTGGACTCGAGCGTCGAGGGCAAGGTGTTCGGCAAGCGTCTGTTGTCCATCCTGGGCGACAACCTGGCGATGAACCCGATCCCCCAGATCGTCAAGCCGATCTACGAGCTCGCCGCCAACAAGAACTCGTTCACCGACCGTCCCATCGAGTCGATGGCTCAACAGAAGCTGTCGCCCGAAATGCGGATCAACCCGTCCACATCGCCCGCCGCGATTGCGCTCGCCAACATCAACGGCGCATTCATGGACTTCGCGTCCAAGGCGACCGGCGAGTCGTTCAACGCCAACAACTTCAAGATTTCCCCGGTGCAGTACGACCACCTCCTGCGCGGCTACCTCGGGTGGGTGGGCACGATGGTGCAAGCGGCGTCTGCCGAGGCGGTGCGTCCGTTCAAGGAGGGCGAGACCCCTGCCAAGCGGATCGACGACTACTTCATCGTCGGCAACTTCGTGCGAGAGCTCCCCTCCAACCAGTCGCGCTTCCTGTCCTCGTTCTACGAGAACGCCAAGGATGTGGCGATGGTGCAGTCCGACCTGAAGTCCTACATCCAGGCTCGGGAGATCGACAAGGCGGCGGATCTGTTGGAGGCCAACCGAGACAAGATCGCCCTGGCCAAGCTCTACCAGAGCGGGCTCGACAGACTGAACATGATCGACCGCAACATCAAGTTCATCCAGACCGACAAGAACATGAGCGCCGAAGAGAAGCGGATGCACATCGACCGGATGACCCAACTGAAGATCGACGTCGCCCAGCGGATCGAAGAACTGCGGGTCGCCCGCAAGAAGGAGAAGTGATGGGATACACCAAGCCTGGACTGCGGGAACGCATCAAGCAACAGATCATGGCCGGGAGCAAGGGGGGAGACCCCGGCGAGTGGTCTGCCCGCAAGGCGCAACTGCTGGCGTCCGAGTACGAGAAGAAGGGCGGGGGCTACACGGGTGCCAAGACCGGGGCCCAGAAGTCCTTGTCCAAGTGGACAGACCAGAAGTGGAAGACCTCGGACGGCTCGCCGTCTGAGGGCAAGAAGCGTTACCTACCCGAGAAGGCGTGGGAGAAACTGACTCCGGCGGAGAAGGCGGCGACCAACCGGGCGAAGGCGGAGGGCAACGCCAAGGGGAAGCAGTTCGTTCCCCAGCCCAAGGCTATTGCGGAGAAGGCGGCGAAGGTTCGGAAGGCTTCGTGAGGAAGTGGCGGTGCTTGAGTCGTTTGTTGACTTCAGCCACCGCCAGTTCGACGTCCTTGACCACTGACGCCTCCATCTGCGCGTCGTGGATCTCGAGCGCCTCGTTGATGGCGGTCATTTCCTCGGCGCGGTAGATCATCCTGCCGGTCTTCTTGAACCTGTCGCGGAGCTCGAGGTGGGCGTAGGTCGCCTTCTTGAGCTCGGGCAGATACTCCTTCCCCAGACCCCGCTCGGCCAGCACGATTCCCACGTTCAGGGCGTCGGCGATGTCCTGCCAGTCCCGCAGTGTGCCGCTCCCCTTGGTCAAGTTCTGCATGGCGAGGTGGTAGCCGATGCGGATGTTCGTGCCCGCCCCACCAAGCGGGCGCATACCCGAGATCGCGTACTCGATGGGGTTCTGAATGACCGGCTTCGGGCGGTACTTCTTCCGGGGTTTTGCTGATCGTGCCATGTGACGTAGTTGTGACGTGGGGTGTTGTTGTCCCTAGTGGAAATTGATCGGAGAACGAGTGCGAATGGGCGGGTAGTTTGGCGCTAAGAGTATGAATCTGTTGGAGAATGTGCCGGGTTTGAGAGAGACTCGAAATCAGGTTTGGGGCAACCCAACGGGGGTTCGAATCCCTCTCTCTCCGCCAATCTTTTCAATCAGTTACGTCCATTCACCACCAGTTTGAGTTGCGGCTTTCCGGCAAAACTAGCCTCATTGTGACGTAGTTGTGGCGTAGTTTCCGGCAGTGGCTGGTTGGATGTCGTGGACGGTTCCGGCTGTTGGGTTGGACGAACCGGATTCACCCACTGGCGCAGGGACTCGACGTCGTGGTGAGCGTACTTGTTCACCATCGCCAGCGTCTTCCATCCGCCGAGCTTCTGCAACGCTTGGGTCGGGACTCCATCGCGTGCCTTGTCCGTGGCCCAGGTGTGCCGCAGATCGTGCCAGCGGAAGTCCTCGATGCCCGCCTTCTCCAGCACCGTCTTCCACGCCGTGTGGCTGATCTGGCTCATGGGGCGACCCTGATAGGTGAAGACGAACTCCTCGTGCTTCCCGGCCTCGGCCACGATGGCTGACATCGCCTCCTCGCTGAGGGGGATGCAGAACTCGTCGCCGTTCTTGAACTCCTCGCCGGGGATCGTCAACACCTTCGACTCCAGATCCACCCACTCCCACCGCAACTCGCGGACGTTGGACTGCCGTAGCCCTGTAGCTAACGACAGGCGCACCATCCCGCGCCAGTGGTCGGGACAGGCGTCCAGCAACAGGAGGCGCTCCTCGGTCGAGAGCCAGCGCACCCGCTCCTTCGGCTCCTTGTACCGGACGAACCGGGGAACCGCGAGGATCTGCTTGTGCGCCAGCGCCACGTTGAGGCACGCCCGCAAGGCGGCGAGATAGCGGTTGAGGGTGGCGTTCGTGGGCGGGGTACCCAGGTGCGTCACCGTCTCCTGCATCTTCAAGATCGCGCTCACGATCTTCGCCTCGCTGACCTGTTGCAAGGTCACGCCTTCGAGTTGCTCCAGCCACCACTCGAGTTGCTGTTCATACTGATCGACCGTACGCAGACCTTCGCGGCGCTTCTGCTTGATGAAGAACTCCACCGCTTCCTTCAACGGACGGTCGGGCAGGATGTCGAGCTTCTCGCACTCCGTCACTTCGTTGCGCTTCTTGCTGAGGTACTTCTCGGCCAGCTTGAGGTTCGACGTCCCGGTCGATTCGCGGAGGCGCTTACCGCCCACCCCCTTGATGTCGATCCAGTAGATCTCGCCACGCAAGATCAGGCCACGGGGTAGCTTCTGTTCCATCGTTCGTTCCTTTCCGATGGCGCGTTAGCTACCCGCCCAAGTCGCGGCTTCATTCTTGTGCTTTTCGAGGTAGGCGTCAATGTCCTCCTCGTACGCACGCCAGCGACCGACGCCGTTGAACTTGAACACCGGGAGGCGCTTCATGTTCGCCCACCGACGAGCGGTCTCGTAGTTCACACCCAAACGCTTCGCGATCTCGCGGAGGTTGAGCGTCTTCTTCTCTTCGATCACGACTTCACTCATAGGCCAATCACCCAATTTGCGGCGCGGATTGCCACGCCAATGAACAGACCAACTGCCGCCCATCCCGCCGTCAACAGAACGGTGAAGAACAGGGTGTAACCCACGGCGGCAACGAATCGCTCGTAGCTCATGCGGCTTTCTCCTCGAACATGGATTCGGTGTCCGGCTCAACAGACTGTTCGACCTTGATGCCCCGGCCCAGGGCCTCGACGAGCTCGTCCTGGTTGGCGACCTTGACGTTGATGACAGACTTGGCGACGTGCGCCAGGGCTTGCGAGCGGTGGTTGGCACGGACGAGACGCATGGTCTGGCCGTAGCCGATGAGGTAGATACGAGAGGCTTTCATGGGCGGGGTCTTTCTTAAACAAATGCAGACAGATCCGGGGGCGTCCAGCCCTCGGGCTTACCGATCTTGCCGCCCTCGAGGATGACGGGCTTGCCGTCCACGAGCTTGGCGTCGTTGGCGTTCAGCACCGCTTCGTCGGCGCTGATCTTGTCGAAGGCCGCAAGGAAGGCGATGCCGTTGCCGGTCACTTCGCCGTCGCACAGGGCGTCGAGAGCTTGCTCGCGCTGGTCGATGCGGATGCGAGCAAGCGAGGTACGGGTCTTGAGGTTCTTCGACACGTAGTTCAGTTCCGCCATCACCGCCGAGACGATCTTCTGGTCGTTGGGGCTGGCGAAGTCGAGCGTGCCGAGGAGCTCAATGAACTCCTCGATGTGGCAACCGATTTGCACGGACAGGTTGGCGGTGGTCGGCTCCTTGCCGCACGCCATCAACCATGCCGCAGTGCGCTCGTAATTCGTCACTGCACGGCCTCCGGTTTCACGGATGCGGCTTCGGCGGTGGCGCGTTGCATGGCGCTCTGTTGCGAGTTCACTTCGGCGATCAGGTAGTCGATGACCTGGCGAACAGATCCGTGCGGCTGGCTGTCCAGCGCCCGCAGTATGACGTTGACGTGCTCCATCGAGAGCGTGATTTGAAAGTTCATGGATTTCCTCCTAGTTAAAAAAAGGTGGGCCTACTCGCTACACCGGCTCGACCGACTTGCGTGAGCTAACACCGGCATCCGCTTTCGGCCCGCAACTCACAGCCTGTTCTCGTCGAGCTTGTGATCTCCGCACCAGTCCGACATGAAGACCACGGGGTAGCCGTTCATGGTGGGTGCGTGGCGGCGGCAACGCCCGAGGGGTTGCTTGCCTTCCTCGCGATGGGCGGAGACTTTCTCGACGAACCACATACAAGTCTTGCAACTCATGTTCTCGTGACGATGTTTCCAAGGATCAGTCATGCGTCACCTCAGAATGGGATGTCGTCGTCGTCCAGCGGGTCGGCCTGACGGGGCGCGGGCTGGTTGCGTGCTTGCTGGCGAGACGGAGCGGCGGGTCTGTTGCCGCCACGGGGTTGCTGATCCTCCATCGGGGTGACGGACAGGCTGAAGAACTTCTGTCCTGCCAGCTTGGTGCCCTCGCGTCCGACCTTGAGCCAGCCCGAGAGCCAGTAGTCAACGCCTTCGATGTTGATCGTCCCGCGATAGTCGGGGTGGCTGTCCTTTTCCTTGCGGTCGTTGCGCTTGAGGAGTCCGGTGTTGGTGTTGTCGTATGCCATGTGTGAAGTCCTTCCGAAGTTATGGCAGTTAGGTAAGCGCGATGAGAGTGGGCTCTTCAATACGCACATCGAATTTGGGAAGCGTCGGCTTCTTCTCGCGAGGAGGTTCGACCTTCGCTTGCACCCAGCACCAGAAGTCGGCAAGCCGGATGTGCAACCAGTCCCAGTACTGGGTGCTACGCCACACGCGCTGGATGCTCATCTGTTGTGGAGTCCACACGATGAAGTCACACCACTCGCGGTTGGTGATCTCGAGTTGGCCCTGCATCTGGGCCATGTAGTAGGGCGGAATCTGTTCGTAGATCTTCTGGTTGAAGGGGCACTTGATCTCGCCAAGCCCCTGGTCGCCCACCAACAGATCGGGGGAACAGCCCAGCCATTCGAAGTTGGGGTGGACGACGAAGCCGGTGAGCTCGGTCTCGACGCCGGTCACGAGCTTGTACTGCTCGTGCGCCACTTCCTCGTGGTCGTTACCCCACTCGGTCGCTTCGTTGCCCTCGAACACCTCGAGCCCCATCAGTCGACGCCACAGTTGCTGGCGCGAGCCGGGAGCAAGGCCAGCCGCCTGACCGAAGGCAGAGCCCGTGAGCTTGCCTTCGCGTTCCTTGAACCATTCCGGGGTGCGTTGCGGTGCGTTCACTTCAGACCCTTCGCCAGCGCTTGCGCGTACTCCTTGACGACGGGCTTGAGGTGCTCGGCGAGGGCGGAGAAGACTTTGCGGAGCTCGTCCGCAGTCTCGGCATCCGCTAACAGTTCCTTCGCCTGAGTGATCTCCTCGGCGGTGGCAACCGGCTTCGGAGGCTCGGGCTTCTTCTCTTCCTCGGGCAGATCCTCACCCGCGTAGATGTAGAGGCCGAGGCCGTGCAGGGCGATAGCTTTCGCCAAGCACCGTTGCATGGCGGTGTTGACTTGGAATGCGTCGGGGTCGGGGATTGGCTGGTTGCGGTGGTTCATCACCGGCAACTGAGCGGTGCGCTCTACGCCGAACGCCCGCACCGTGCAGAAGACCATTGCGGTCTGCCCGATGTAGACGTAGGGGACTTGCTCCTTGGTCGTGGGGTCAACGCCGAAGCGGTATTCCCACGTTGCGCTGGGGTCGCGCTGGAGAAGCTGATCGACGGCGAAAGCCCAGCTTAGGTAGCTGAGGCCGTTCTTCTTCTCGATGTAGTCGTTGACGTTGACAGCCCGTAGGGTGGCGAAGCTGTCAACAGGTTCCTTGTGTTCCTGTTCCTGCATATCGTGTCTCCTGCGGCGAGACCATCCCGCCGCTCCGGAGACCGATTATCAAGGCAGTTTGTAGGAATTACAAGGATTCTTTTGTCGTAGCGTACAAAGCGTCTTGTTTTCGCAACACTTGTCGGAAATATACCCCTACCGATTCCGGTACTTACGGTGCTCGACCATCACGCCGAGGATGTCTACGCCGTCTTGGGAGGAAACGACCTCCCAATCCTCGTTTTCCGGCACGAGCTCAAAGCCTGGGTGGCGAGCTCGGTATCGTCTGAATAGGACAATGCCATCAGCTTGTGCCGCTACGTAATCACCCGGCTCGGGACGCACAGTGGTGTTGATGACCACTCTATCTCCAGCCTTGAAGACTGGGGCCATGCTGTCGCCCTCGATTTCCAGCGCGAACGTGCGGTCTCCATCTGCACGGTCGGTCATCAACATTCCTTTTGGATCTATTTCTCTTCCAGCAAGGAATATTGACACGGAATCGTACGTCAGTACAGGCACCTGATGGACTCTGATCTGTTGTCCATGAACGGAAATGGGAACAATCGCCGTGTGGCGATCCCCTTCGCCGGACTGTAGCCAGTTTGGATTGACGCCCAACACCTCGGCGATCTTGTGGGTATAGCGCGACGACTGGGCGGGTGTTGCCTCGGCCACGATGTAGCTGATCGTCTGTTGCTTGGTTCCGACCAGTCGGGCCAGTTCTGCCTGGGTCATGCCGCGCTCACGGAGAAGATCCTTGATGCGCTTGCCAAGCCGGTTTCCTTGTTGATTCATGGTGGCCTCGTCAATAGCCGTTCGTCGAAAACACAAACGCATACTAAAGGCCGCTTGTTACTCCTGTCAACTGCGACGGGTGACGCGCCGAAACTAGGGGAAATCACCTAACCCGTTGTTTTCCTACAACTTCCCTGTTGACTGCTCCACGTGAAACAAGGACACTTGTGTCCGTGGATAGATCGCGGGTCGCTCCTGCGGTCGAAAAGCCGGGGAGTTTCGTTCCTTTCGCCCCGGCCTTCCACCCCCCTAGGGGGCTTGTACAAAAGGGAAGGGCAAAGGACGACACGATGTTTCACTACCAGTTCCACATCCGGGACTACCTCACGAAGACCAGGCATCTGAGCCAAACCGAAGACCTGGCCTATCGCAGACTCCTCGACACCTACTACACCGAAGAGCAACCGCTCCCCGCAGACCCTGCACAGTGCGCTCGCCTGATCGCCATGCGGGAAAGCACCGCCGAGGTCGAGGCGGTTCTCAAGGAATTCTTCACACTCGAGCAGGACGGCTGGCACAACGCCCGTGCCGACCTCGAGATCGCCGCCTACCACCAGCGAGCCGAGATTGCTCGGTCGAATGGTGCGCGTGGTGGACGCCCTAAGAAAACCCAGTCGGATACCGAGTCGGTACCCAGCGGGAACCCAGCGGGGTACCCAGAAGAAACCAACTCGAAAGCTAACCGTAAACCGATAACCAAGAACCAAGAAAAGAATACGCCGCAAGCGGCGGTTATGTTCCCCGAGGTCAGCGAGAAGGTCGTGGCTGACTTCCTCAAGTTGCGTCGTGCCCTTCGCGCTCCGATCACGGAGATCGCTGTCGAGGGCATCAAGCGCGAGGCTAAGAAGGCAGGGCTCTCGCTCGAAGAGGCACTCACCATGTGCGTCGAGCGTAGCTGGCGTGGCTTCAAGGCGGAATGGGTGAAGGACAAGCCCACCCAAGACTTCGATTGGGACGCTGAGTTGAAAGGAGCCATCTGATGAACCCGAACTTCGAAACCCTGTTGTCGCGTCTCTCCAAGGTCAAGGGGCGCAACGGCAACTACGTCGCGTGCTGTCCTGCCCACGGCGACCGCAACCCCAGCATGACCATCCGCGAGACCGAGGACGGGAAGATCCTCATGCACTGCTTCGCGGGCTGTTCTGTGGCCGAGATCGCCGGAGCCGTCGGCATGGATCTGTCCGACCTGTTCCCGCCGAAGCAGGAGGGCTACGACCTGAACGGAGCTCGAGCTCGCAAGGCTCGCTTCATGGCGACCGACTTGCTCAAGGTCATCCAGCACGAGGCGACCATCGTCGCCGTCTGCGCCAGCACCATCGCCAACGGGCGTGTGCTTTCACCCGAAGATCACCAGCGTCTGCGTCTCGCGACCTCACGCATTAACGAGGCTATGGAGTACGCACGATGAGCAGTCTCACCTACATCGAACGCATCGCTGGCGAGCTCGACAACGCTCGAGCCAGCCGCCTGAAGGAACAGAGCGTGGACTTCGACGCCTACCTCCAGGCACGGGAGGAGGACATTGGCCGCATCAAGACACCCAAGTCTTTCGGCGAGGAGTTGATCGACGAGTTCTTTGGCGACCCCCGCCAGCACGGGCTCGACCTCCCGTGGATTAAGACCCGCGAGAACTTCCTGATCCGCCCCGGCGAGGTCACGGTCTGGACAGGTTTCAACGGGCACATGAAGTCGATGTGTACCGGGTTCGTGATGCTCCATCTGTTGACCCAAGACCAGAAGGTCTGCATCGCGTCGTTCGAAATGAAGCCGCGCAAGACCCTGCGTCGGATGGCAACCCAAGCCATCGGCACAAAGAACCCGACCGAGGAGTACGTCAACAGATTCCTCAACTTCGCCGAGGGCAAGGTCTTCCTTTACGACCAGCAGGGCGAGACCTCACCCGAGCGAATCCTCGGGGTCATCTACTACTGCGCCGAGCAACTGGGCGTGACGCAGTTCGTGGTGGACAGCCTGATGAAGGTGGTCGCCAACGAGGACGACTACAACGGACAGAAGCGGTTCATCGGTCAACTGTGCGCCGCCGCCAAGGATCTGAACATCCACATCCACCTCGTGCATCACTCGCGCAAGCGTGATGACGAGAGCCGTCGCCCCGGAAAGCAGGACGCCAAGGGCACGGGCGCAATCGTAGACCAGTGCGACAACTTCATCACGGTCTACAAGTTCCCGAAGAAGGACGGGGACGACGAGGACAAGCCGACGCATGGCCTGTACGTGGACAAGCAACGGCATGGGGAATGGGAAGGACTGGTCGCTCTGTGGTTCGACGACATGAGCTTGCAGTTCAAGGAGAGCGTTCGCGATTCACGGAGGCACTATGTCTGAGAAGCAAAGCTACACACACCTCGTTCACAAGATCGGCAGACTCGAGCTCGAGATCGCCACCCTGCGCTTGGAGATCAAGCACCTCAAGCGCGAGAGGAACACGGCTTACGAGGAGGCATCCGAGTTCGTCATGGATCACGGACTGATCCGCAACGGAGACGAGTTGGTCAATGTCTGCGAACAGATCAAGAGTCTGTCCAGCCGTCGCAATCCTGAGTGGGACTTCCAATGAGCCAGCGGTATTGCAAGCACAAGTTCGTGAGCATCCCCGGCAGGGACTCCGACAAGGGCTACTGGTTCCGGTGCATCTACTGCGGCAAGGAAGAGTTCGGGAGGGTCGCCAGTGGACAACCGTGAAGAACAGAGACGCCGGAACAGAGAGCTCATGCCCAACCTGGCTGAGTTGGTCGATGAGTTCCGGTCTGTTTTCCCAGACGCCAAGGTGGTCTGGGGCGTGGACAAGGTGACGGGGCATGAGGTGGGCAAGCGAGAGGAGCTCGATCCCGACAAGGTGTTCCAGATCCCCCGCAACTACCACCCATCCCAACAGATCGAGACGAAAGGAAAGAAGAAATGAACGAGAAGATTGAAGCCCGACTTGCCGAGCTCCGTTCGATGAGCGATGCGTTTGCCAAGGCGTTCGCCGAGCGCACGTACTTGGAGAAGTTCCGGGAGGCGAAGCTGGCGATGCTGATGAAGGAGGCGGAGACCCGAGGGTTCTCGCAAGTCACCGCCCAAGACCGTGAGGCACGAGCTCATCCCGAGTACGCCGCCCTGCTCGCCAACCTGCGTACCGCAACAGAAGA